ATGGTTCAAGATCAACCTCAACAACCCGATCCAATCTTTAAGGAAGGTGATGTGATTCCTACCATTGAAGACGCAGGGTTCCCACTAGATCGTCAAGATGAGATTGACGCTGAATTCAAGAAGATGTATGATGAAATGTTTAGTCGGTCCTCTGAACTAGGTGTGATGGGAGCAGGTGACTTTGAATCTTATCTTTCACAACGAAAGCAAGCGTATAATGAAATGTTCAGACAAAACGAACTTTCGCCTAGTAAACTAGAGAACCTTAATGGAGGAGGCACTGATGTCTTTCTTAAAAGAAGATCGTCCATACACGAGACTCAATGCCCGACTACGCCGTTTCATAGTCCTTTGTCGGTCTCTAGCGCCGGGTCTTTCGCGCCGGGTGTTGAAGAGGGAAGTAATGAAAACGATGAACACACTCATGATGGGGGATCTAGGTCGTCTTTGGATGAGGGACAGAGCTTGTGAAAGAACCGTTCGTCTCTACGGTAAGAATGACCAACGTACAGACGCTTGGTTGACCACTCGTGGAAAGATGATTACTGCATCTGAAGTCTCAAAAGTATGGCAAACTCCTGCATCACGTCTTGAGTTGCTTGAGAAGAAACTAGATCCTCCAATACGATCTGATGGACAAAATCCAATTGCTGCCTTGATTTGGGGAACACGATTTGAACCTGTTGCAAAGAAAATCTATGAAGAAACGACTGACTGTGAAATTATTGATGTAGGTTGTTGCACGCATCCAGTTCATGATTTTCTAGGAGCGTCACCGGATGGAATTATTATTCCAAAAACTGAAGACGATCCATTTCGATATGGTCGATTAGTTGAATTCAAGTGTCCGATGTCACGTGTTCTCAAAGATGAAATCCCATCTTATTACATACATCAAATGCAGATGCAAATGGAATGTACGGGGATTGATGAATGTGAATATGTAGAGTTTAGATTCAAACAAGTCAATTTCACTGAATGGGATGCGATCACTGAAACGAAAGGAGTCTTTGCAGTGGATGAAGGTGGTAAAGTAGATTATAAACCAGATGCAGTTGATCTATGTGAATGGCAAGCGTCTCTAACAGATGGAAATCAATATATTTATTGGGTTCTTGTGAATGTAAAAAAGAACTTGGTACCTAAAGATACACGTTGGTTACCTGATCACTTTCCACAATTAAAAGAATTTTGGGACGATGTTCTTCGTCATCGTGCAGAAGGAACTCGTCCAGAACCATTACCTGCAAAGACGTTGACAATTAATATATGAACGGACCCATCTCCAGACACGACTTGGAGGAGGTGAAAATCGTTTATTCCATTCATCAATTGTAAACTGATTTCCCATACTTGAGTTACAACGAGAACAAATTGGGATCAGATTTTTGACATCTGTTTTTCCACCTTTGCTCTCAGGTATATTGTGACCACATTGAAAATCAAATGCGTTCATGGAATTCGTACACCACGAAACCTTGCACTTAGTTTGGAACTTGGGTCCCACATGAACTAACCACACTTGTTCACGAAGAGCTCGTGGAATTTTTGCTTTAGTAGACATTAGTTGTTCTTACTTTTTCTGCTTAAGTGTCTTTCTTCCTCGAGATTTACGCGAACGAGTCTTTCGCTTTCGTCCACCAAGTTTGAGTGCAGCAAGTTCAGCTTCAACATCTGAGTCACTTAGTTTTGAGTTACCGAGATTTTTGTTATTTAACTCAATATAGTCATCCATTAGTTTCTCATGTTCCTTTTGAAGTTTCTCAAAGTTTTTTAGACTGACTGCAAGTTGTGCCTCACAGTCTGATTTTTTTGCAAAGATTGGCATTTATTATAACTTAGATTTATATTGGTTGACTTGCCAAGGTGTTGAAATTCCAATTGCATTACCTACATCATTGTTCTGAACAAAGTGATTGGTTCGTTGTTCATACGATGAATCTTCCAACTTCATTGCACGGTTCTGTTGACTTGTGTCTATAAATCCAGACTCAAATCGTTCAACTCTAAGTAGGTTCAATGCAAAGGCTACTACAATCACTGCTATTAAAAACCAAATCCACTGCTTCATTGTTCATCTGCCCGAAAAAAACGAATTCGCTATCCAATAAGGAACTAGAGTCACAATGGAGGATAAAGCGCTTGAGATTCTTCGTATTATGTTAGGGCGCCGTAAACTTGAGACAACTACTGAGAGGGTTGAAACTGATAACAAGAAGATGGAAAAGGTAACATTATATACAGTAGGATCTATCTTAGTCTGCTTCAGTCAAAAGGATAAGGTTCTTGCTGGAGACATTACAAATATTGTTACCTTTGCAGAGGAGAATGGACATACATCTGGAGTCATTATTGTTGCAATGTCTCCTCCTTCAGAAAATGTTCTGAAACTCGTCAAGTCACACGCTAAGAATCGTGTTGTTCTGTTCCACATTTGGCAACTCCAATTTGATATCACAACTCATCGAATGGCAATGCCTCATCGTATCTTGACAGAAGACGAAAAGACAGGTATTCTTGAAAAATATAAGATTGCCTCTGCCGATCAATTACCTGCTATTGATTCACAAGATACAATGGTCAAATGGGTTGGAGCCATTCCAGGAGATGTCATTGAGGTTACAAGACATTCAGATACAGCAGGCAGAAGTTTATATTACCGCCAATGTGTTGAAAATGTAAACGCAAGTGAATAATAATGAACGCACTTCAACAGACGTATGCTATCAAAAAGTCCGCCTATGAAACCATGATTGCATCCAGCAATCCAAATATGAATGAACTCAAACGATTAAATACTGAACTTTCTGATATTTTGACACAAATGTTGAATGAACTTGCAAAGGTCAAAGAAGATGCTGGACATATTGAACAGTATCGAAACGACTTAGTTCGCAAATTAGTTGTTATTCAAAAAGACTATACAACTTTACTTAATGAACGTGAACAACTACGTACATTACGAGCGTTACGAGAATATGAAGAAACAAAATTCAATGCGGCATTTTTCTGGTATGGTCTTGTATTTACAATTTTAGCCATTCTCTTCTTTTTCATCCTTCTTTGGAAAGGTCACAAGACAACCACAAGTCCAACAACAACTAACAGTGCAACGATGATTCCTCCTTTAACGTAAAGACTTGTTTGGTCTATAGGTTGAACTTGAGGAGATGTAGTGAGACGCTTTGAAACTTCATACTCGCCTTGTATTTTCGGACCTACTCTTTGAATTTCTTGTGATTGTTCATGTAACTTGGTCAGTTCGGGGTTATCATCACTATAGTTTTGTAAAAATCCTTGAATATACTGCTTGTCCTCACCTACTGTTTGTTGTAATTTAGTAATCTGTTGGTTCAATGCATTCAGAGCTGTTTCATATGCAGTCTTATTTGCAATGTTCCCTGTTACGCGATATGCAACATAATTATCATTGTAGACACTTAGTAGTCTAGTAAACTCTGGAGAGACAACACTCATTATCTTCTTGTTCCTAAAACAAAATGCCTACTTCTCCATTTGGTCAGGTAAATCCACCCGTGCGTCGTGCAATGGTTGGAGACGCTTCCGAACATACTCGTTTTATTAGAATGTCCGCTACACTTGGTCCCTATAGGACTATGAATCAAGCAGCATCCCCTAACTTGCTTGGATGGAGAGATATGCAAGCGTCTCGTGATGCAAGAGTAATGATGTCTATCTTGGGAACTTACAAGTCTTTTATTCCGAACAGGTAAACAATGGAGTATTCTAAAATTCAATCTGAATATGCTGGGTTTAGTGCAATCGCAGACGCTGGAAAGAAAATTAAGACAGTTTCAGATAGTCTCAGAACTCCTCGTCCTCCAGTTCAACCGAATCCAATTCATGATGAGCGTTCCAAAATTTTGAATCCTCCGAGTATGCTTGTCATTCAAGTTGCTTTGTTTACGATTTTACTTTGTTTGGTTGTCTTTATGGTCGTTCCACAAGCCTATGCAACCAATCTTGTATTTTTAACTCTTTGTGTAGGCGTGTCCATTGGATTCTATCTAAGTAGTAGATAATGGGAGCAGGATCTTCTCTATCGTGTCCATCTGGGTTCATACCCACTCCAAGTGGAATGACATGTGTACTTCCATGTCCTGAAGGAAAAAACTATGTAATGTCATCCTCTGGGACTGCAATGTTTTGTACGCACAAAGGTGATGCAAGAGTTAAAGTCCCAGTGACTCCTGTACCTATGTATGTTGCTGGAGGACAAGGTCAACCGCCAATTAATGCAAATCATACTATTCTTCCTAACACTCAAGTGTATAGTGCGGAGATAAACCGATTTAATAATGCAATGGCAGTTGCGGATGCAAACATTGACAAAGAAACCAAAATTAATACCGCTTTTAGTGCTCTTCAAGCAGCAGAGAACGCACGTGATGTTGCTCCAGACGCCTATCAACAAGCACGAATTGCCTATTATACTCTTATCAAAGGTGATACATGGATTAACGATGAAAAGACTCGAATTGGAAAGGTAGAATCACAACCAGTTATTCAAAACTATCTCTCAAACTATTCAGAACTTTCTCAGCAAATCAATACACATAAATCAACCATTGAAACTGTGAATGGAATCAAGGACAAAGTTCTGACTGTAAAAGATGATTTGCAATATTCAGTCTCTGCATTTCAACGGCAATTGGATGCAATTCGAAATCAAATGAATATCAATAAAAAGAAACAGATTGAAACTGCTCAACAGACAACTTCAACGATTGATACAGTTCTGAATTGGTTAATGATAATTTTGACCTTTCTAGCAATCTTCTTTGTAGTTCGATATTTATTAAGGAAATCTTTCAATAAAACATCTCCAGTTCAATCAATTTCAAGTGACTACGATAACTTCTTCAAAAACTTTGCGTTCGTTGTTCCTCGTCCTCCTCCTACTAGAATGTAATGGAGGTCTCAGATCCACGCACAGTTGCCGATTTTCAAAAAACAACCTTTTGCGGTCATCCACGAACACACGTTGTGAAGGTTCTCCTCCAAAACGTGCAGTTAGGTCATGCAGATTACGCATGTTATTGGTCTCTTGAACTATTGTGTTCAGGATTAGTTCATAGTTTATGGGCAACGCTCTTTGATGCTGCGGCACTTCATATTAACCGAGCAAACCCAAATGTCTTTTTGTATTTAGCGTCAGCGTATGAACGTTATGCTCCAATTGAACAAGTCTTTACAGTTGGAACCATGACCTCTATACGTAACAATCCTGATGTTCGTCAAATCATTTGTGAAGTTGCAGCAACTCTTTCAATGTGTCGCAAAAATAAATTGCCTTCTCTTCCAACAATCAAGCCCGTGCATGATTTTGACCCTCAGACCATTCAAGAACATCTCAAGGCTCCCTCGCAGTTATTTGGGCGTCTCACGATTCGTCCCGCGGATCCACTTTCAATTGCGGTGCCTCTCAACGAGTTCGTGTATTGTTTGCGATCCGATGTCCGAGATGTCACCCGAGCCTTATATTGGATGGCTTGGGTCTTCGCTTACTGCAGAGAACACAAGAAACAGACTAAACAGGCGCTCATCTTTGCAAACAGGTTTGATGAGTTCGTTTCAGAACCACACGGAGCGCACCCAGTTTGGATTTTTTGGGATGCCGTTCGTAAACAAACTCAAGCACACGCACGACCCGTTATTGATGTCCTCTACAAAATGTATTGTTTGCGGTGGAGTCCAACAGAAGCAAAATCAAAACAACACTTATTACTTGCCGCAATTGTGATTGTCTGTGAAGGAACTACTTTTGATGCAACAGTTGTTACAGGAAATACGATTGCAGTTTCCAATGTGTTACAAGGAATGCC